CAGTGTTGAAAAATACTCAAAGAAAAGTTTTACTTTCTCCATTGCTGTCGGATCATCACTTATGACTGCCCACATTAAAACAATGATGGGCGCTGAGAGGATTAAAAGTACAAATTCGTCCTTAAAATCTGATTGTCGGGCTTCTAAAAGTTTGCCCTGGTAAGATTCTTCTCCTCGGGCCATTTTTTCTGCATGCATCAATTGTGCATCTGACATAGCCACTTTAGTTCTTTGTCTATTGGAATAGATTTTAGCCCCAGCTTTTAAAGCCATTCCGGCTAAATTAAACCACATATTAGTGCAACGTCCTTTTTAAAGGTGGTAAGGGAGTAACTTTATGAGAACTATCTGAAATAATTTCCATCATTTCATCATACTCGTCTGTCGATAAAGCACTTTTATAAAATTTGAGCGCTTGAGCCAAGAAAATCCCTGCAACCGCCATCGGTTCATGGCGATTTGACCACTCCACATTCTTGCGAAATATTTCTTGATATAATTTTTTTAGATCCATTTTTAAATTTATGTTTAAATAATATATCTGCGTTTTTTCTTCTTCGTATACTAAAGTATTTATACATCTTTTTCAAGATTACGATGGCTGGACGTCCTCGGACGCGCCAACGATACAACACTTTATGATGGGTTTGTTTAGGCTGTCTTATCAAGAAATGACCACACCCAAAACAGTCAAGAAACGCTTGAATAACGTCTTTTTCCGCCATTTCTACACCTAAAACTGGAATTCGGTAGTTTTTTCTAGCTTGTTCAAGGAAGAAATAGCCTTCGCCATCTACAATTCCCGCTAAATAAGCTAAATTATTTTGTACCAATGAATTTTACTCCACGCCCTTTTTCAACAGCACCTACTCCACGAATGCCATCGGGTCTAAAGGGACATTTGCCATGGGGATTAGGTCCTTTTTTAGGAGGAGGGCCAAATCGTTTACCTCCTGCCAATCCTCCTTTTTTAAATTCCCATCCTTGGTAAGTTCGTTTCCTAGGATCGGGCATTAATTGCCCAGAAGTTCCAAGTTTGTGTTTAGCTTGTTGAAAATCAAAACCCATGTGATAAGGTTGAGTTTTAATAGGTTGAGTTTTAGGTTTAATAGGTTGAGCTGCCTGAGCGCTTGTAGCAGTCATTTGCGGACCTGGACCATCTCCACCGTGCTCAACGGTTCCAGTAACAAAATTTGCCCCCGTAGGAGGACGAAGTTTTGGAGCTTGTTCAGTTTTTAAACTGGTATTTTTTCGTCTGTTACTACCCCTTCTAATTGCAGGAGCAACAAACGCAGCTACAAGAGGATGCGCTCCAAGTAATCGTGCTACTTGACTCACACCAGCGTTTACTGCGTGCTTTTTATAATCAATCCCGGCTTTTCCACCGCTTCCACCGTTTGGACCTTTGGTTGTTGCTGTATGTGTTGATATATTTCCGTGATCTAGTCCAGAAGGATCTTGATTAACGGCTGCTGTAGCCGCCGCATGTCCCGAACCTTTACCACCATTAATGGGGCTGCCTCCACCTTCATCCCAATCCATATCTCCTTGATATCCTCCTGGTGTTCCTGCTCCTCCTGGCATATTATTTCCTATTTCTAGCCTGTTGTCTAGCTATCGCTAAACGATCCTGCTCAATTTCTTCTTTATCCTTAGCTTGTTGTTGAGCCAAATCCAAACGACCTCTCTGAATTTCTTCAGCAAGATTAAGTTTATCTTCAGCAATGTTTTGCTGAGCTTGGAATTTATCTGTTTCAACATTCAAACGCTTGTCTGTTTCTTGGTTTTTTCTTTGAATATCTTGAGCTTTAAGATCCAACTCTCTCTGTTTAAGCATAACCAATGGATCCATATTAACTTGTTTTAAAAACTGCATTTCTTGCTGAACGAGTTCATTGGTTAAAACAACCACTCTTTGAGCCACGGCTGAATCAAATTCAAGTGCCCACGCTTCGGGATTTGTTTCTTTCAATTCAACGAGTTGTGGATTTTGAGAAAATTGTTCCATCACTTCGTTCTTCGCTTTTAAACTCACGTGTTCCGAAATATGTCCTTGCAATAAAGCATAAACTTGTGGATTGGATTGAACCATTCGTGTTTTAATAAAGGTCATATGCGCTGCATTATGAGCATCATGATTCTGTTCTGAAAAAGCTTTAGGCATTACCATTTGTAAAGCTGCCGTATTTTCTTCCGCAGGATCAATAGGAACTGGCGGTTCAGGTTCCGGTTGCAATAAGGCATCAATGTTTCTTACTCCTAACGCTTCGTACATCCGTCTAAACGCCTCATGCATATTATGAATTTGTGGATTGGCCTGAGCCAGTTGTAGTTCTGTTTGTGCTAATGTCACTCTTTGCGACATTGAAAAAATATTAGGATCAGCTACCGGTATGACATCAACCCGTTCATCAAAATCTTGCATCTTAATCATTCGATTTCCACCCACCACATTGTAAGGGTATTCAGGAGGAAGGTATTCTGAAAAAATTCTTGCCATGATTTTAAATTCCTCTTTCATGGAATAATAGCAACGTTTATGGATCGCGCTGATCACTCTGGATCCCCGCTCTAAAAGAGCGACGGTTGTTCCCACCGCTGCTTGTTGATTGCCGTCTCCTACTTGAAGATCCGCAATCGCTGCAAAACGTCTTCCTGCATCTACGCAAAATCCCAGTAATTGAAAAAGGGTTTGACTCGGTTCCTTGAAAGGTAATAATTGAAATTGATCTCTAATGTTTCCGCCCGGAGCATCAACATCTCTGAATTCACCTGGTTGCAACGGTTCCGCATCGTCTCTAACTCTTAAACCTCTGGATTTAAATCCAGCGGGTAAATTGACTAACGTTCCTGCATCCAGAAGCTGTCTTAAAGCGCCTGTCGCTGCTTTTGATAAGCCTCCAATCATATGAATTAAACCAAAGCCATAAAAACCCAGACCCGGTAAAAATTTGTAATGAACAAAATAGGGAATTCGTTTCTTTAAGGGATCGTTTTGTTTGTAGTTTCGATAAATGGATAGAACCGTCATACTGTCTTCATCCAGAGTCACGATGTAAGGAATTTTAACCTTGTCCTCGCTTTCATAACCCGGAAGATCAATATTGACGTGCATCTCAATCAAGTTATAAATATCTTGATATTTCTGTGGTGTAACGCCTTCTAGTTCTTGGTATTTCTTTCGTGCACGGTCTTCTTTAAAAAAGGGTTCAGGAAGTTCGACATCGCGATAAAATCCAGAAGCCTGTCTTTTTCTAATTTCGTTTTTGGTCATTCGAACGATATGAGAAATACGTTCCGAATCATAAAGATCGGATGCATTATAAGGCACCACTAAATCTTCTGCAGGTACAAAAGTAGATTTGCAACGCGCGTTCGTTTCATCATAATAAATTTTTTTAAAAGAAGATCCTGCTAAAGGAAGCTGAAATAACATTTGATCAAACTCGGGAGTATATTCTTCCATCTTATCCATGATTTGATAGTTCATAAAATCTCTAACCCGGTTCGCCTGTTTAATGGTATCCGCGGTTTCTTTACCTACGACCTGGCATCGTACCGGTCCATCAGACGGAAGAAGTTCTTTAAACGCTTGTGCTTGAAATTGGGTTGCAGCTTCCGCCATCAACGGATGGGTTACCCCCGAAGCTCCGATAAATGGTCGAGTAACATCCATGTATTTGAATCCTAAAAGATCCAAACCTTTGGTGTATGTTTCAATGTATGATTTTCTCGCTAAAGAATCGTCTTTGTAATCAGCTAGAAGAGTTGTACTTAGTTTACTTAAATCGGTATCGTCCATGAACTCCGCCAAATTGGCATGGAATTCTTCTCGGGGAAGTTCGGGAGCTGGCGTACCTGAAAGTACGTTACCCGCTTCGTCCTCGATTACATCAACATTTTCTTTAATGGTACTTGTAGGAGTTTGGATCTCTAGTTCTTCTTGATCCTCCACCTCAACCATATTCTGGTTTCGTGCCATTAATAACCTCGCTTAGTTAACTTAGGTTTGCCTTTTATTAACCCACCTTTTTTATGAAAAGTAGGTTTTGTCCCAACATAAGGAAATTTACCTAGAACTTTACTAAATGCTTTTGCTATATCAGGACCCAAAATGTCCTTCATTCCAGGATGATGTTCTAATCTACTAGAACCGTTTAAGTGTTTTTTTGGCATTACCAACCTCTTTTAGCGATGCCGACTCCACGCGCACGCTCACGACCATGAAGGACCGTTGTCGGTCTTGGTCGTGGATGAATAAGAGCACCGTGTTTATAAGCTCTTGTACGAACATCATTACCTACGGTAGGCATGACAACCGTTCCTCCGTTTGCGCAACCTCTTTTAACTTTTCCACCTTTTTTCTTTCCCACAGGATCCTGTTTTTCACCGTGAGGCTTTGATGGTTTCTTTCCCTTTTTTAGAAGTTGGTCTAATAAAGCTTGTACGCTTTTTGTAGCTTGTCCATAAGCTTGTCTGTTCTCATCTTTTCCAACACCCTTTGTAAGCTTTTCAGCTCTTTCAATATCTCGTGTAGTTAGTCTATCTTTATTTTTTAATTTGTGAGCCAACTTATAAGTTTTTCTTTTTTCCATAACTCCTCCTTTTTGATGCCTTTCAGCAAATTTGTCTTTAAAAACATCCATCGTTTGTTTACGAGTAGGTTCAGGACCTCCTTGGTTTGCAGGGCCTCCATACGCTGTCGCTTTTTTACCCCTCCCGAACATTTCCATTAATTTTCCTAGAAACACTTTTTGTACTACTCCACCTTTTTTCATATTCATTTCTGCTTCTTTAGGTCGAGCAAATGCTCCTCCTTTCCAAGGAGGTCCCATTCTACGTTTCTTATCTTCTTCTTTTTTCTTGTCCCAAAATCTTTTAAAAAGTCTTTCTCCTGCAGCAATTCTTCCTTCTTGAGTAGAATGAGGTTTTCCTTTTACCCCTCCTCCAAATTGTTCTGCGGTCCATTTATGAGGTTTTTCCAAGGAGGTCCTGAACCTCCTTGGAATGTGTCCTCCTGTTTGCTTTTGAATTACGCCTCCGCTTTTTTTAATTCCTTTTGCCTTCATTTCTTTAAAATATTTACCTTCTTGTTTAGTTGTTTGTTTATTTTTTTTCCATTGTTTTCTACCTAGAGAAGCTAGGGACCCTGGCTGAAGAACTTGGTAGTCTGATTTATATCTAGGATTTTGTCCTGTTTTAATTAGTTGCTTTAATTCTTTTTTTGATAAGGCTTTTAAAGCCCTTTCATGTTCAGGATGAAGTCTTCCGGTTTTTTTATCAATTACACCTCTGTTCTGCATTTTTAATTTGTCGGTAAGGGATAATTTTCTCTGTAGTTTTTGTGATTCTTTAAACCCTTCTTTTCCACGAAAAGCTTTTGCAACTCCTCTAGATCCACTAGTTCCTCTTAAAGGTCCATAAGCACCGCCTTGTTTATAATTCATAATTCCTCCTGCTTGCTTTCCTTTTTTCTTAGTCGTTGTTGTAGTGACCTTAGGGAACACGTCGGATTGTATCTCCTCTACTATCAAAGTTCCACCTTTTTTAAATCCTGTCGTCTGGCGGGCA